TACGCGGCGGATTACTGGTAAAATTACGCGGTTAAGTGTAGCAACATTACCTGATGTTGATGCGCCGGATGTTGCAGCCTCTGTCAAATAGTTTTTTGTATTCTCTAGAGTTACTGCCATTGTACTACGAGCTGTACCTGAAAGACCTTCTAGAAGTGCCTCTCTTGTTTCGCTCCAGTTTTCATTTAATAGTTCTGACATTTTTAGTCTCCTAAACTCCTTAATTATAAATTTATAATCCTGCTAACTTCTTCAAGTCAATAATGTTGGATTTTGCTTGTGTTTCTTCTTGTTGTTTCTCTTCAGTAACAACCTTACGATCACCAGTTACTTCCTTCTTTACTGAACCTTCTGTAAGTTTGCGTTTAATACCAGTGCCATCACCATTAATAACTGCTGGCAGGTATTTGTCAAAAGATGCTTTAAGTTTTTCAGTTTGTACTGACTCAAGTAGGCTTTCCATTACTTCTCTCTTCTCTTTCGCCAAAGGTGAAAGTAGTTGTGAAAGAACGTCCTTTCTGCTTGCTTGATCATTAATAATTCTGATTTCACTCATTTTTGCCTCTACGAGTGCATCTTTTTCCTCTATTGTTTTATTGGCTTCTGCCAATACCTCTTCCATTTCTGAAAGTTGTTTGTTAAGTTTTGCAACTTCTGTATTCTCGTTCAAATATGAATGAGCATACTCTGCGGCAAAAGCTTCAAATAATTGACGTCCAAAGTTATTCTCACGAGCACTTTGAATATCTTCTTTAAGTTGTGACATCTCACCCTTGATTGTCTTGGTGACAGTCTCTTCAACCATCTTAGCACTACGCTCAATGAATGTTTTCTTAAGTTCGGCTAGTTTTGCTTTTGCTTCTGCTACTAGTCTTACTTTTGTTTCAACTACGTCTTTCTTGTCTTCGTTGAATTCAACAATCTCTTCGCTTAATGCTTTGATTACGAAATCTTCTAGTTTCTGCATTGTTTGAGCCTGTGTGCCTCTGTCAGCACGGAACTCATTCATTTCAGTTGCTAGATTTTCTGTTACGAACTTGCTTAGAAGATCGGCATGCTCTGTTACTGCTGTCTTGTATGCTACTCGCTCAGCTAGTAGTGCTTGCTTATCTTCTACAAATTCGACGATTTCTTGTTTTAGAGAATCTGTAACCATTGTATCTAGGGCTTCGACAATCGCCTCCTTATCGTGTTCATATCTCTGTGCAAATTCTTCGCGTAACTCAGCCTTGTTTTGCTCAGTGGCTTCCGCCAACTTTGCTTCCCAAGCTTCTGTTAGTTCTGCTTGAACTTCCTCAGAAATAATATTGTTCTCGATAAGTGGTTTGAATACGTCTAACATAATGCTCTCCTAAATTTTTAGGTCCTTTATGAGACGCAAAATACTTTCCTTTAAGTATTTTTGCGCTTTTTGATTCTCACGCACTTCAGCCGCTGCCTCCAACACTCTATGTCCGCCTCTCATGTTTAAGAGCCCTTCATAAATTGCTGTTGGATATGCGTCTGGAGCACTTGGTTGTGCTACTATATCAATAGTAACGATTTCAAAATCTGAAACATCGCCAGAGGCTTCACGGACATTACCGCTTCCTCTGGATGAAACTCCTAATTTAACACCTGACTCAAGCATTGTTTTAACTAAGTTACCCATTGGTGTTGGTAGGACTTTAAGTTTACCATAACCGTTAGGTCCATCCATCCACATTTCTGTAACCATGTGGGAAACACGATCTAAGTTAATCTTAAGATCGTCTGGATGGTCAACTTCGCCTAGTACTGAGTTACCTTGATTGATCTGCTCATTTAAACTTGAAACAGCGTTTTGAATTTCAGCGACAGGATATACACGTTTGTTAGCGTTCTTTACACCACCTTGGATGCAAATACCCTTCATGTATAGGTTCTTGCCGTCTGAATCGGTCTCAGTTACAATACGAGCTTGGTCAAATGTCAAGTGTTCTCTTAGATAAGTCATGTTCGTTTACCGTTAGGCTTTCTTCATGTCTGGCTCTGTAGTCATACCCATGTCTTCTGCCTTTGGAGCAGGGGCACTCTTACCTTCGCCTGATGACATTGCACCTGGTTCGTGTGCGTCGCCTTGTGGCTTACCACCTTTAGCAACAGGTGATGAACCTTCGCCAGCGCCACCCTTAGGTGCAGGAACTGGTTTTAGTTCAGCCGCTTCAGCAACTACTTCTTCTGACTCGTCTAGATCTTCTTCTGCTTCTTCTGACTCTTCAACTGCTTCTTCGTCTGACTCAACGGATTCTTCCATTTCTGGCTCCATTTCGTCTTCCATGTCATCGCCTTCGTCGTCGCCAACTTCAGCCATTAACTTGTCGAATTCTGCTTGAAGTTCATCAAATGCAGCTTCTAGATCACTAATTCTTTCGTCGGTTTCTTCGTCGGCATCGCCTTCGTCGTCACCTTCTTCTTCGTCGTCCATGTCCATAGCATCGTCAAGTTCTTCACTTGCGTCTTCTAGAGACATGCCTTCTTCGTCGCCTTCAATATCACTAACAAAATCTTCTACTTCCTCGTCTGAGATTGCTTCTTCAACTTCTTCAATCTCTTCTTCGATAGCGTCAAGATCTTGTTCATCAATCAAGCCTTCATAAATCTCACGTGACTTTTCAACAACAATTTCGTGGAAAAGTTCGCGAGCCTTATCTTGCTCTTCGTTGATGATATAATCAAGCAACTTTTCAAATTTATTACTCATAGCGAAATCACTCCTTTTATATATAAAAGTTACAAAATATCATGTATATTTAAGTCAAAGGGAATATAAAGGCGCTCAAACGGCGCCAAAACGACGTGAAACGAGCAGAAAAGGGCAAAATTACATTGGTGCCGCGGCGGCTTCTGGCTGAGCACCGTATTGTAACTTATATTTCTCTGCGTCTTTAAATTTTTTTGCGGCTCTTAGTTCTTAAATCTTTCTAAGTTTATTAATCTGTTTTAGTGTTAATCTTGTTTTACGAGTATCATCTTTTTTAACAATAGTCTGATCGGACTCTGGATCATAACGACCATTGTCCTCTTTTTCTTCCATTTGTCCAAAAAGTTCTAGTAAAATCATAATAATATTTATGCTGTTGGTGCTGGTTCTAACTCAGGTGCTTCGCCACCTTCTACTGGTGCTTCACCGCCGGCGAGCTCACCTTCAGGAAATTCTGGTTCTTCTGCCATAGCCATATCAGCATCTAATCCACCTGGTGTAATACCAACGTTACGCATATCTGAACCGTACACTTGTGCCGCTTTAGTATTGCCGGTTTCTTGTTCCCACATCTCTGTATTTTCCAATAGTTCTTGTTCTGTTAGACCTAAGTATCGTGTTAACAAGAATCGTTTACTCATATATGGCAACTGCTCCAATTGTGTAAATGCGGAAATCTTTGTGTTGTCCAACTCTGCTTGTCTATATGAAGCAAAGTTTTGTGGCTCATTAAATTTAATTTCAAAAATACTGCTGTCAATATTAACACCACGTGTTTTTAAAAATAGTTTAAATTCTAAATCAATTGTTCCAGCAATAATTGTTTGTAATCTCTTACAATACTCGTTAAATCTAAATTCTTGAATTAATGCTGTGCCTACTCTACCATCGTTATATGCGGCAACGCCTTCGTCCGGGCCTGTTGGCAAATAACTTGCTGGAATACGCAATGCTCTATATAACTTGTTTGTAAAGTATCTTAGGTCATCAATTTGTCCTAAGTTCTCACCGCCTGGTAATGTTTCAACTTTACTGCCACGCCCTTCACCCGTTTGTGGAAAGAAGTAATCTTCCATAATGGACAATGGATTATATGTTGAATCCATCATCTTAGAACCACCACCTGTTGAACTTGGAATTCTACGTTGGTGAATTTCGTTTTTAACACGCTCAACAAAACCCATAGCCATGTGTGATGGCATGTTGCCTACGTCAATGTAAAATACGCGGCGTTCCGGAGCACGTTGAACACGGTAGATAATAATAGCGTCTTCTAATAATTCTTTCTGTTTGTATGTTTTAAAAATGTTTTCTAAAATACTGTTACCAAACGGCCATGTGCCATCCATCTCTTCTGTTAAACTAATATGGACGACGTGGTTAGCATCAACAGCAACGGCTTTTTTACCGTACGTGTATTTGGATGCGTTTGCCATATTTTCTTGTGTTTGTGATCCTGTTCTACTCATTAGATTAGGAATAGTTGTGCCACCTGTTTCCTTTTCTGTTGTTTGTAATGTGTCGAAATTAATTGCTAGATCACGAACAATATATTGCTCAATCTCTTTACCAGCACTTTCATCAACAACAATCTTTTCAACTTTAGCGCAATCAACAAAGTGCCACTTTTGTGTTTCTGGATCACGAATAAAAAGTTGGTCACCGTATTTTAATGTGTTGCGGAAAAGTTTAAAAATCTTACGATCAAAATTTTGTAGATTATACCAGTGTTTCAACTGTGTATTCAAAATTTCCATTTCTGTCGCTGTTGCTTCATCATGATAATGTACTCGGAACGCAATGCCAGATTCTGTATTTTGCTGTGTGCAAAACTCTGCTAAAATATCAAGTGCTGAATTTACTTCACTGTCTTGATCCATTGCATCGTATTGAATGTATCGCTCAATACGATTAGGGTGTCCGGAATATACTTCAGGCAATACTGAACTATAGTTTTTGAACCCAACATCAGGAGTTCCATTTCTCATTGGAACGACGTTGTTTGGTTGTGTAAAGTATTTTTTCCAAGTCATAATTATAATCTTTATTCTGTACTACTATTTACCCTATTTTATAATATATTCGCTGTATTATGACTAAGGAGACATAGCCTCGTCATAATAAGCACTGCCACTAGTGGCCGGCTGTGGTGGATTTGCAACAACAACAGTCGGCCCATTATTAGTTTTTCGTGTATTCGATTCGATATTACTAAGAATTTCTATCTGCCTGTCTGCCTTTGTTATAGCAACTTCTGAGTTGTTTGCTATCTTTTGGGTGCTTTCACTATTAAGTCCTGCTATAGCACTTGATTCGCGATTTGCCATTGTATAGAACTCGGTTTGTCGATCAATTCTAAAAAGGTTATCAAATTCTTTTATATTTCCAATTATTTTTTCTTCGGTATCGGTGAGACTTTTGTATATATCATTGATGAAGTTAATACCTTTGTTTGCTACATCTACAACAGTTGTAGCCATATTTTCGGCAGATCTGGTCATAGCTCTAAATGACGCTTCCCCATTTTCTTGTGCGGCGATTAATTTTTCAGATACCGTATTACTAAAACCTGTCGCTTTCTGAGCCGCATCTAATCCCTCCTGTAATGATCTAATAATAGGTCCATCGGCTGCAAAGATAGAGTTAAGAAGTATTTCTCTGCCTGCTAAACTGGCTTCACTAAAGGT